CTTGCATGTACCCTACGGTACGATACTACGACTTTCCTTCAACTTTTCTTTAGCCGTTTTCCCCCCGACACGGAATCCTGGAGACTCCGAAGACCACCCGTACGATTTCATATGTCCTTTCGCCGCTAAAAGGCAGCGACCCTAAGGCGGACCACACAGGGCCGAGCCTATTGTTGGGCCTACTCCACTGCTCTACTAATACAAAATCCACCGCACGAGCCAGATTCAGCCGAAGCGAGTCTGACCCCTAGTATCCGTATCGGGGTTCGGGCAGTTTATGGTCATGCCTAGGACGGTGTCAAAAAAAGCAAAAAAAGTCGTCTTCCGCCACTCACGCCTCTCGAAACAAATGTCCACACTCATCAACGGACAAGTCGACAGGAGGTGCAAACGACATCCGTGGCAAGGCGGATCGAGTCAATCTAGATGTCCAACTCCTAGAAGTAGACAAAAAAGGATGATCATCGATCCACTTGTCCAAACGTGTCTCGACCCAAAGTTTTTCATCCCAACGGCGAAAATGCTCAAGAGCAGCCTTCGGCCAAAGGAATGTCCAATAAGGGCGAGACACTCGGATGTTCGCGGGGGGGAGGGGAGACTTAAGAAAACCGTTGACCGCAGATCGATCCACGCGGACGGAACGCGGGGCGTCTATAGAGACACCCTTCCATCTAGCAACGTGGTCGATGGCGAGATCCCTAGAGATCTTGTCAACAACGGGATAAAAAAAAGACCGGGGCACAGGCCCGAGCACAATCTTTTCAGTACGCAAAGTTCCTTTTGTCACCACCGGAGGGGGTCCGCGACGCAGGCAGTCGCGGAACCAAGAGCGAGTAAGAAAGTCCTTAAGCCAGACTTTAGGGATGTCTGAAAGAGTCACGACCGTGGTCTTAATCGCATAAATCATAAGAGATATGCAATGCCAAACAGTCGACCTCCTAAAAGAAGACAAACCCTTGAGGATCTCCGGAAGTATTGCATCCGGAACGTCCTCCTTCCTCTTAAAAAACGATAAAACGGGCTTGGCACAAATCCGACCTCTCTTGACATGAAAGAGGTTAGAATTAAGTTCAAGGGTCCGAAAAGAGAGAGAAGTCTTGGTGCGATTGACGCGTAAACCGAAGATCCCGGTAACTTCGACCCAAAGGTCGAAAAAAGCACGAGATCCCGGAAAAACGCAATCATCCCCATTAAACCTCCCCTTTCGCCCAGCTCCAGGCCCATAAAAAACGTCGCACGCTATGTCAAAGCACGCCTTGTTGAGCAAGCAAAGCAACGGGAAACTTACGAGGTTTCCCATCATGCTGCCCTTCTTAACTGGAACGTACTTACGTTTGTACTGATTATAAACCAGTACGGAATCAAAAGATTCCCACAGCACACGACGCTCTTCCTCACTGAGTAGGGGGTCCTCACAAAGAACCTCCACAATTGCCCGAACGGCGTCATGGTGAATCATGTTAGTGGCCGACTCGTAATCGCCGCTAATGAACATCTCACCCTCGCGCCGGTCGTTTACTACAGTAAGGAAATCGTCTTTCTGTACATCCCCACGGACAAGCCACCCAAAAGAACTCAGGTGGTTGTAGAGGGCGTTGTGAACAGGAGCCAACACACGTTTGACACGTGCCGACTGCATAGTTACGACTCGGAGTTTTCCCTTTGTCTTCGCTACACCAGGTCTAGTCAAGTTGTTCTCTAAACTCTCTTCCTCGAAAGGAACGGAGAGAGAACCCCCTTCGACAGCCTTTGCTTCCAAACACCCCTGCTGGTCGGGGGTATACACACCTACCAACCCTTCTCCTTCTCCTTCTCGCGCCTTCTCAAGCCCGCCTCCCCACCCAGCAGAAAGCTCGCGAACATGACGCTTCAAAAGCCAAAGAGGATCACGTGCAAAACTCCTAGGAGCACTGCACGGATACTCAGAAGGCTTACCAAAGCACATCTCGCGAAACCACGCCTTAAGGGCAGGGTGCGGCGAATCGCAAGTGCAAGATGCATCCCAAAAGCGCTTTGTACTGGACAAAGCAGACTTAAGAGAGAACATACGAGCACGACGAAAACGCCGACCGCGGGCCTCAGAAAGAAGGCCATCACACTCTTTTTCCCACACTTGCCGAATGGAAGAACACGTATCGCCCTTAACAAAGGTGTCGTGCCGGAGTCCAAACTCCAGGCGCACGACTGCGAACGCGTTCCTGACGGCTGAATTGAGAGACCCAGCTGCAGAGCAGCGGGCTGGAGATACCTTCTTCCGTGGAAGATCTTCTCTCCGTTCGGGTTTTGTAAACATCAGTGATACAAAACGGGAAGGGCGTTAA